AGGAAAAAATCAATAAATGCCATTACAACATATAATAAATCCTTAAAAGGTAAATCCTATGAGGAATTATATGGTGATGAAAAGGCAATATTGAAAAGAAAAAAACTTAGTGGTGAAAATAATGGGATGTCCAAAAAAATAATTGATATTAATACAGGACAAATATTTGGTACCATGATAGAAGCGATGAATTACTATGGAATTAAAAAACACGTAACATTAAAAAATAGATGTATTAAAGAAAAAGGAGTAAAATTTTTATAAATTGTCAGGTGTTGGAAAAGGTCATCTCAGTTATGGCCGGGCAGACAATCTCTTCCTGTCTCGGAGAGGGTGACAAAGAAATAGGTTAATAATATGGGGTAGACCACCAGCTTGCAAGCGTAATGTTATTAACTGAATCTCACCGTGATGGTTCGAATCCATCTCTGACAGCATGTGTTACCCAAAGGGTAAACGCAATGGTATGAGACTTGTTCTCTCAAACTCAATACCTAAAGTTGAGCGGATTCTCTACGGGAGAATCTTTAAGTTATTAACATTCGGTAGAAATACTGAATGTTTTTTTTTGACTATAATAAATTATTTAGTTACCATTATAAAAAAACAATATAACTATGTCTCGAATAGATGAATTAAAGAAACAGTTTCCAGAACTAAACATGACCATGTTCGATTTATTTAAAAGAATCGACACCACAAGTACGTATAAATACTTCCCATTACTATGTAAAATATTCGGTAAAAGGTTCAATTTTTCGGCTCAATTTGAAAATGATAAGGTTAGAAAAGATACGGTTAAATTAGAAATTCATGAAAATTTACTTAGTAAAGGAATTTCTACTGATGGATTAATAGAAAATGAATTGTATTTTTTATATAATATGGCCGATAATTTCAACCACGATAATTTTTCCACAATAAAAGATTTTATTCATTATATGGATAAAAATCAAATTGAGAATAAAGATGTTACGTCTTACTCAACAATTGACGACTTAAGGTCCGCAATTACTTTGGCAAGTATGAAGGAGTTAAATAAAGAACTTGAGGGTCAGGTAATTAAAGAATATGAGGATGATAAATGGTTAGTGGTTAGACCTTTAACTTTTCAGGCGTCTTCTAAGTACGGAGCATCAACAAGATGGTGTACTACTTACCAAAAAGAAAAACAATATTTTGAAAAGTATTGGCAGTATGGAATCTTGGTTTATTTCATTAATAAACAAACTGGTTATAAATTTGCCGGATATAAATCATTAAAAGATGGTGATGAATTAAGTTTTTGGAATGCGGAAGACCAAAGAATTGATTATCTATATGTGGAGGCTGACGATTATTTATTCCCTATTGTTAGAAGAATTCTTAGTTCCAATAAAACAAATAAAGAATTGTGTTCAACTGAGATTCAAAACCAAGTTATGTCAGAATGTGGATATAAAGTTTTAAACCTGTCATCTCCTGAACCGATGTTACAACCAATGTATGATGGTCCTACGGTTGAGGAAGATTCGATTATGACGCAAAGAGTAACTAGAAATATGTTTGATGAGAATATGGAAAGGATGGGTCGTGAGATTGGTGATGAAGTTAACAATATGGCACTTAATAGATTATTTGACGAAGCCAGAACATATCATAATAACAATTTACAAGGTGTCCAAGATATTGGTATTAGTATTGATGAAAACGTTGGAGAACTTAGGTTCAACGAAGGTCCAATGGGAGCTTAAATAAATAAACCCACCATAAAGGTTGGTTTATTTATTCTTCTATTTCAACAACTAATTGTTCGTCACCTCTGATAACTCTGTGCCAAACAAATTTTGGAATTAGTATTTGTTCGTCATTTGACAATTTGTTTGGCAAATTGTCTTCCATTTGGAATGACCATCCTCCTGATTCAATAATTGTCACTTTTCGGTCCATTAGGTCTTGATGCCACTTCAATTCATCTGAATCAACATCAGGACTAAAAGTCCTAACTAACTTTCCTTCTTTTTCTATTTGTTGAAAGGGATGTTCCATATTAAAATAACGGTCTTTGATTCCAATAAATGTGTAAACTTTTATCAAGACCTAACATTTTAAAAAAATTAGATATATCCGAATTAATTATGGAAGTATAACTACCTTTAGACCAATCAGGGTCCATATCTAAGAAAACATTCATTCTATTTGGATTTGCCTCACCAAAATTTACTTTATAAATTGAGATTTTTATTGGTTCGTCATCTTCTCCAACTAATTCATCGTTAATCTGAGGTGTTATAACATCGTCAAGGTAAACCTGTAAGTACTTTTTTATTTTTTCTATTTCCATTACCAAGAATTTGAGGATGACAACCCTAATTGTTTTGCATATCTACCAATTGAACAACTCCAATATCCTGCGGTTGTTCTGTCTTTCTTTTCAGAACATTTATGACGAGCTCTGAATGATTTTGCCGCTTTTTTATTTGCATTTTTAACCTTTAATTTAGGGTCACCAAATGTAACTTTTTTAACTCCACCTGATTTACTTTTAACATATACCGCAAACTTTTTAGGACCACCTGGTGTTCTAAATGGTTTACCAATATTAACCTTTTTACCTCTATGTTCAGCTTCGGCTAAAATATCTTCTTCAGTCTCTGTTTCATAAACATAAGGTGCATCTAAATAGACATAATTTTTACCTATTTTAACTTTTTTACCTAAATCAGATTCGGCCATTAGAATATCTTCTTCGTTAAGGTCAATTTTACCTTTGTTCCAAAGTTCTCTAACTTCGTTAACTAAATTGAAGTATTTTTCAGAATACATTCTAAACACATTATTAGTTAATGTCATTCCATTATCAATATGGTATTGTAATTCTTCTGACACTTCAACACTTTCTTTTAGTATTAAAGATTTGTCGATATGTTCTTTTAAAGTTTCTTTAATTAATTCTCTTAAATCCATTGGTTATCGATTTAATTATAAATACTCCCAATCCTTTTTTAAAATTTATTATAATTTGATAAATAACCTGCTAATCTTTCGGATTTTACTCTAAAATATTCTGTTTTAACATCATCAATATGTTTAGGTTTCATATAATCAATTCCAATACATCCCATAAGCTTACCTGTTCCAAAATCAAATAGTCCTGATATGTAGGATGATTTGGCGTTAGTTGCATCAGCACCATTTTTTAATCCATAAGTTGCAACAGTTGGGTCATCATAATTACAGATACCAATAAACTTGACTCTCATTATTTCAATAAAAAATCTTGAATATAATGATATTGGAATATTATCGAATATTCTTGATACTGGAGAAACTCCTGCGGCGTCTACTTCATAAACTACGGAAAATTTCTGCATGGATTTATTTGAATGTAAAAAATGACCACCATTGTGTATTTGTGTCACCCATACTCTATCACATTCTAAATGTTCTAACATCTCTTCCATTTCGGAATTTATTTTTTCAATCTCATTAAGTTCTATTTTTAGTTCGTCTTTTGATTTTAACAATTTTTTCTTAATCCAAATTAATGCAATTGGTCCAAATAACGCGGTAATCAACGCAACTAATACACTCCCAAATATTTCCATCATATGTTGATTCATTTTTTAATTTATTTTAATACTGGTCCAAATGATGTTGGATTATCTTTTGGATTTTTTCCTGAGATTTTTGAATCAGTTGATTTAAGGTAAACAAAGTTTTTATATCCTGTTTTAAATCCACCAGGAGTTGTTGTTGATTTATCAGTCCAAGTACCAATATAAGGTACAAATGGATATTTTTGCGTATAAGATGAATTACTCATTGGAATTGGTTCTGATGCATACCATTGTGTACCATCTGATTTATATGCGTAAAACCATAATGTGTTGTTTGAAATTACCGCTCCGAATGTTATGAAGTCAGAAGTTGGTGCGCCACCTACATCACTCCAAGGAGCCATTTCTAATCCTTTATTAACACATATTGAATTTGTTGTATTCCATCCTGTATTTCCACCATTTGGAATGTTAACTTGTGGTCCAAATACTGTTGATGAACCACCGTTCCATTTTGTTTCCATGATATCAATTTCTCTACTATATCCAGCATCTCCGCCAGCATCACTTCCATCACTATAGTTGGATGGACCCCACACTAAATTTGCTCTTTCTGCTAAATAAAATGTTTCACAGTAAAGGTTATTTGATTCTCCGTTTGAACCAATTTTAATATCCATTTGCCACACACCATCAAATCCTGTTCCTGGCGCATTCGCATCAACATCGTATGATGAATTTAATATATCAACAGGATATGCTCTACTACCAAATGTTGGTGATGTTGCAACTGTAGACGCCGTTGTTGATTGATAAATTGCTCCATCACTTACTGACCATCTTCCAATATCGTCAAATCCATAATCTTGAGCCCAATATGAATTTGGTGTTATTAAACTTGACTCACTATTACCTAAACCATTTGACCATTCTGAATTTGTAATGATTGGTGGTGTAGATACAACTTGACTTGATTTAATTGTGTATATGTGACGAGTACTATTATCAATTACTGTATCTTTAACATAAGTAAAATTTAATTTTCCGTCAGGGTCACCATTTGAATCTTGCGATTGAGGTTTATTATTTACCACCGAAATTGTTGTTGTCGTAAGATAACCTTGAGAGTTAGGTGCTCCATAAACATTTACAACCATCCAATTATCTGTTCCTGTAGAACAGTAATTGTAAGGACTATCAGGATTAACTTGTTGTCCTACCTGTGGAGCAATATTAGCACCACCACTAGTTACTTCAATTGATATTTGTTGTGACGGGTCAATTTCCCATACCATAATGTAGTTACTACTTCCGTTGTTTTTGGAACCTGTGAAGTTACATGCAACTAATGTTATGGTTGCGGTTATTAAAAATAATAGTTTTTTCATAATTTTCTTTTATTATAAATACTAAGATTTCAACAAATCATTTGTTTTGTTTACCCCCCTCTTGTGTTGCGTACTTGATTCCCATAATTGTACCAACTATTGAAAAGGCGTTTGTAAGTAAAACGCTAAACATATTACTCCAAGTAGAGCCAATTATCTGTGTATCCTTACCTGTAAGCATAGCCATCCAATATAATAGAGTTGTGACAATACCAACACCAATAATTACCCCCAAAGCACACTTTACAATAACCTTGATTAACTCACTTTGACTTTTTTTAATCATTACATCTAAATCATTTAAAGCAGCATTTTTTTCAATTTCAATGGATTGTTTGAGTTTCTCTGAATTATTTAATTCCACTTGTAAATTTTTTGTGAGAGCTTCTATTTCCTTTTTGTTGTTAACGGATTCGGTTACATCAATAGCAAATTTGATTATCTCAACCACATTTCCCTTACTATCAAACACAGGATTGTATGTGGCTTGTAAGTAAATAATTTCGTTATTTACCTTTCTTCTTTCAAAAGTTCCTTCAAAAAATTTTCCACTTCTTAATGATTCCCAAAATTTAACATACTCATCAGATTTTGAATACTCATAACTTACAAAAGTACTATGATGTTTACCTATCACTTGATTCTTATCATTTGGACCAAAACCCATAGTTTCTAAGAATAACGGGTTGGCGTTTAAGATAAATCCATCTTTATCAAAAGATATAGAAGCGGTGCTTCTGTTAATAGCATCAATTTGTTGTTTAGATTTTACTATTGAAGTAATATCTGTGGCAACTTTCATTATTTTATTTATAGTACCATTTTCATCAAAAATGGGATTGTAAGTTGCTTGAAGGTAAATGTAACTACCATCTCTTTTTTTTCTTTCAAATTCTCCCTGATAGAATTTTCCACTTCTTAATATATCCCAAAATTTTTCATATTCAGGTGATTTTGCATAGTCCTCACACACAAAAATACTATGATGCTTACCAATAACCTCTTCGTGTTCTTCCTCACCATATCCCATGGCACTTAAAAAAATTGGATTAACACCTAAAATGTTACCTTTTAAGTCAAAATAAATTATTGCGTTACTTCTATTTATCGCCTCAAGACGGCTCAGT